ATCAACAGCACGATGAGAAACTAGAACAGACTCAAGAACTAGCTGAAATGAGAGCAAACGTATCATTGACTAAACAAGAGATGTCAGACGCAAGTAAGCGTCACGATTTCGGTAGAAATTTTAAAAAAAACTAGATATAAACAAATTAAGGAGAAAACTATGATCAAAAAAGCAAAAGACCCTAAAGCTGTTACAGAAGTAGGTGTTGGTAAAGATGGTTATAAAACAGGTGGTGTTACTATCGAAGCTACTGATCCTTTTGAAACTCAAACAGTAACTGTTAGAGGAACAAAAGCGATGAGAGCAGATAAAAAACCTGTTCAAGCTAAATGGTACTAGGTTATGTGGTTATCGGCAATTAAATTAGCCGTTTCTGCTGGTAGTAAAATTTATGCTAACAAGCAGAAAACGAAGATAGCTATGTCAGATGCACAGCTTATGCACGCATCTCGTATGGCCGAAGGTAAGGAAGCTTACCAAGGCAAACTTTTAGAAGCCCGTCAGTCAGATTGGAAGGACGAGGCAGTTTTGATAATTCTCTCGGCGCCAATCGCGATTTTGGCCTGGGCGACTGTAAGCGACGATCCATCAGCTATGGAAAAAGTGAATGTGTTTTTTGAACACTTCGCGGCACTCCCGAGCTGGTTTACAAATTTGTGGATCCTTGTCGTTGCGAGCATTTATGGAATAAAGGGTACACAAATTTTTAGAAACAACGGAGGAAAAAAATAATGGCAAATCCAAGATTTAACAAACAAGTCGCTGAACCTAGAGGAATGAAGGTTGGTGGCAGAGTAAAAAAAATGGGTGGTGGAATGTCTACTAGACGAAGAGATATGGCAGATGGCTACTACAAAGATGATATGGGTATGAAAGGTGGAGCAATGTACAAAAAAGGTGGATCTGTTAAAAAGAAAAAACAGGGATACAAAGATAGAAAAGATGAATCTATTGCAATGAGAATCAAAAAGAAAAGAACTAAAAAGCAATTAAAAGCTTCAAGAGATGATTCTTATGGTAAGTTTGGTTCTAAAGCTAAAAAATCTGGAAAGATAAATAAATAAGGAATAAAAATGAAACCAGTACCAGCAGGTAAAAAAGGCAAAGGTCTACGTAAACTTCCTAAACCCGTTAGAAATAAAATGGGCTTTATGAAAAAAGGTGGACGAGTTAAAAAGAAAAAGTAATGGCAAAACTGTGTCCTAAAGGAAAAGCAGCAGCAAAGCGTAAGTTCAAAGTATACCCTTCGGCTTACGCGAATATGTATGCTTCAAAAGTCTGTAAAGGAAAAGTTAGAGCTAGTGCAAAAGACGGTGGTTTTATTGCACGAGGTTGTGGCAAAGTAATGTCAGACCGAAGAAAGAAAACGAAGATTGCCTAATGGGAGATTTGAAAAAATGGGTAAACGAGAAATGGGTAGACATTGGGGCTCCCAAGAAGGATGGCAAATATCAACCTTGTGGAAGAAAATCATCAACAGGTTCAAAAAGAAAATACCCGAAATGCGTCCCACTTGCAAAAGCCACACGGATGTCAAGCTCGCAAAAGGCGAGTGCTGTCAAACGAAAACGAGCAGCCGGTAATCCAGGCGGCAAACCTACAAACGTAAAAACTTTTGTTAAGAAAAAAGATGGTGGTATGATTAAACAAGCTCAAAGAAATTATGATGGTAGTTATATTTCTGGAAGTTTAGGTGGAGTACAAGTTGGTAATCCAAGTTTAAAAAAATATTACAAAGGAATGTTGTAATGAGAAAACAGGATAATATGCCTGCAAGAAATAAAAAGAATTTCAGATCTACAAAATCTGGAGCAGGAATGACACGAGCCGGTGTCGCGTCCTATAGAAGAAAAAATCCCGGTTCTAAATTAAAAACAGCTGTGACTGGTAAAGTTAAAAAAGGGTCCGCTGCCGCTAAAAGGCGAAAATCATACTGCGCAAGAAGTGCAGGACAAATGAAAAAATTTCCTAAAGCTGCGGCCAATCCAAATTCGAGACTTCGACAGGCACGTAGAAGATGGAAATGCTAGATAAATTTTTATACTCTTTTTTTGGAAAACTCGATGACGCCATTGCGTTTGTAGAAACGTATGTTATTAAAATGACTGAATGGTGTTGGCACTCACGAGTTAAACTTTTAAACAAGAGAAGGAAAAAAAAATGAGAACAGCAATATTAGATGCATTGGAAGCTAGATACGAAGCTCAAATTTTAGAGGCAGATGCAACACTTAAAATTTACTTGGAAAATTCTGTAGGTATTGGAGAACATCCACAACATATAGATGAAATAGATAAACTAATGGAAAAAATTGCAGCAGCAGAAGAGAAGATAAAAGTGCTACAACAATTTAAATTATAATATGCCATTTAAATCAGAAAAACAAAGAAGATACCTATACAAAAACGAACCTGCCATAGCTAAAAAGTGGACTAAAAAATATGGTAGTAAAATAAAAAAAACAAAGAAGAGGAAAAAATAATGGACGATCTAATATTAATAGAGAAACTTAAAAAAAGAATCAACGCTACTGTTCAACAAATAGGAGACTCGATGATGACAGGCGGGGTTGACAGTATGGAGAAATATAAGTATATGCTAGGACAAGCACACGCTTATCAATTAATAATACAGGAAATCTCTAACCTGCTTGAACCAAAGGAGCAAAAAGATGAAGGAAACGTTATCGACCTCGGAAAAGGAAGTACCAAAAATTAAACTTGGTCTTCAAGATAAATACGAAGCAGAAAAAAAAGAAGAACCTCACGCAATTAGGTTAGACGAAAACAATATTAAAGATGTAGAAGACCAGTTACCAGAACCGGTTGGCTATAGAATTTTAGTTTTACCCTTTACACCAAAAGAAAAAACTAAAGGCGGAATTTTATTCTCTCAAGAACAATTAGACAAAGCTAGAATCGCAACTACTTGTGGTTATGTTTTAAAAATGGGAGATCTTGCATACGCGGACAAAGACAAATTTAATAAGCCGTGGTGCAAAGTAGGAGATTGGGTAATGTTTGCTAGATATGCTGGCGCACGTTTACCGATTGAAGGTGGAGAGGTGCGAATACTAAACGATGATGAAGTGTTAGGGACCATAAGTGATCCTGAATCAGTTCTTCATTATATTTAACATAGGAAGGAAACTATGCCAACAGAGAACGAAAACAAAAAACCGTCAGAAGAATTAATTGACGTCGGCGAAACAGTCGGTGCTGAAATTAATTTAGATGACAAAGGTGAACCTGAAAAAATTGAGGCACCTGTAGAAGAAAAAGTTGAAGTTGAAGAAGTATCTGAAGTTGACAAAACTTATGAAAACGAAAGAGAAACTAAACTTGAAAAAAAAGAAGATAAAGATGAGTTAAAAGAATATAGTGATGGCGTTCAAAAACGTATTGCTAAACTTACTCGTAAAATGCGTGAAGCTGAAAGGCAAAGAGAAGAAGCTATTGCCTTTGCAGAAGCAACTAACCAACAAAAAAGTGAGTTAGAAGGAAGATTATCTAAACTAGATAAGTCTTACACTTCAGAGTTTGAATCAAGAGTAAAAACTAATATGGCAGCAGCCAAGTTAGCTTTAAAAAATGCTATTGAATCTCAAAACGTTGAAGCTCAAATTGCAGCGCAAGAACAAATTGCAAATTTAACAATGGATGGAGCAAGACTAAATGCAATGAAAGTTGCTGAAGAGTCTAAACCAGAACCAGTTAAAAATGTAAATATTGCTCCTCAAAGACCTACTCAAGCAGCAGCTACTGACCCTAAAGCAGAGGATTGGGCAGCTAAAAATGCTTGGTTTGGTAATGATTCAGCAATGACTTACACAGCTTTTGATCTACATAAAACACTTGTAGAGCAAGAAGGGTATGATCCTAAATCTGACGAATATTATGCAGAAGTTGATAAAAGAATAAGACTTGAATTTCCGCACAAATTTGATAAGGTGGATGATACTACTACAGAAAGAACTAAACCAGTTCAGAATGTAGCTTCGGCTAAACGTTCAGCCTCAACAGGACGCAGAAAAACTGTAAAACTCACGCCTTCGCAGGTAGCAATTGCTAAAAGATTAGGTGTGCCGCTAGAAGATTATGCAAAACAATTAAAAATCACGGAAGGAGCATAAAATGGAAAATGATAAAATCAAAACTTCTCGTGCGAGTCAAACTAGAGACAAAATTGAATCTGTAAAAGTTTGGACTCCACCCAACTCACTTGATGCACCACCAGCGCCAACTGGATTTAGACATCAATGGATACGTGCCGAGATACTCGGACAATCAGATGCTAAAAATGTAGCATCGTCTTTGAGAGAAGGATGGGAATTGGTGAGAGCCGATGAATATCCAGACTCACAATATCCAGAGATGACAGAAGGCAGATACGCTGGAGTTATTGGAGTGGGCGGCCTATTGCTGGCTAGGATACCAGAGGAGATTGCGCTTCAAATCGATGCTTATTATAAAAAGCAAAACGAGGCTAAAGAAGAAGCAGTAGAGAACAATCTTATGAAGGAACAGCACCCAAGTATGAAATTCAGTAATGAATCTAATACTCGTGTAACTTTTGGTGGTACAAAGAAATAGTCTTATAACAATTTCTAGGTCCAACAAAATAAATTAATCCGTATTTGGCTATGTAGCCAAATACATAAAAAAGGAAACAACAATGGCAGCAAACCAAACAGAAGGTTTTGGATTTAGACAAGCCCCTACAGTAGGATCAACTCCTGCTACAGGCGGTCAGGCTGAATACAAAATCAAATCAGGTTTAGGTGTTGGGATTTTTCAAAACAATCCTGTTTCACATCAGCATACGGCAGGTGACGATGGGTATCTACAAGATACTACAGCGGGCACTATGGACGATGGTATTACTGGTGGAGCAGGTTGGTCAACTGGAACATCTAACATCCAACCAATCATAGGTGTTTTCAACGGAGCATTTTACATAAACGCTTCTACGAAAAAACCTACTTTCGCAAACCACATCTTGGCTAGTACTACGTTCGCAAAGGACTACAATACTGGATCAGATGACGGAATCGGTTTAGTTAACGACAACCCTATGCAAGAATATACTTGCAAAGCGGATGCAGCGGTAACTCAAGCAAACCTTCTTAACACTTTTAATCCAAACGATGGAGCTACAACTGGAACTCAATACGAGGGACAGTCTACAGTAAAATTAGATATTACTGGAACAGCAGCTACTTCAATGTTTAGAATTGTAAGAACGGCAAACGATCCGGCAAACAATGATGCATCAGTGCTTAATTCGAACCAAATAGTTCAAATTTCGCCAGCAGCATCTATTTCTAACTAATAGGAGCATATAGATATGGCAATATCAAGAGCACAACTAGTTAAAGAACTAGAGCCAGGTTTGAATGCACTATTCGGCTTGGAATACAAACAATACGGCGAGCAGTGGACAGAGATTTTTGACACTGAATCATCAGACAGAGCTTTCGAAGAGGAAGTGATGTTAGCTGGTTTCGCAAACGCAGCAGTTAAAGCTGAAGGCCAAGGCGTTCAGTTCGACCAAGCGCAAGAAACTTTTACAGCTCGTTACACTAACGAAACGATTGCATTAGCATTCGCTATCACAGAAGAAGCTATCGAAGATAACTTGTATGACAGACTTGCGTCTAGATATACAAAAGCTTTAGCAAGAACTATGGCGTCTACTAAAAATATCAAAGGTGCAGCGGTACTTAACAATGCATTTGACAGTAACTTTGCTGGTGGAGATGGTAAGGAGCTTTGCGCTGCTGACCACCCAACATTAGCAGGTCAATTTTCAAATGAATTAGCAACAGCTGCTGAACTTAATGAAACTTCATTAGAACAGTCGTTGATTGACATCGCGGCTTTCACTGATGAAAGAGGCCTAAAAATTGCGGCGCAAGGAGTTAAATTAATAATTCCTTCAGCTCTTCAATTTACTGCTGACAGACTTATGAATTCTGCTGGTAGAACAGGTACTGCTGATAATGACATTAACGCAATCAGAAATATGGGAATGATCTCTGGTGGATATGTAGTAAATAACTACTTAACTGCTGCGAAGAAGTTCTTCATTAAAACTGATGTGCCTAATGGTCTTAAGCATTTCAATAGATCACCTATCAAAACTTCTATGGAAGGTGACTTTGATACAGGCAACGTTAGATACAAAGCGAGAGAAAGATATGTATTTGGATTTTCTGATCCAAGAGGTATCTTTGGTTCAAACGCAACGTAATCAATAAAATTTAGGGGCCGACACAATTCGGCCCCTTTTTTCAAATAGGGTGAGAAAATGACTAAATTTATAGTAAATATATGGGCGTACGATCGCCATACAAAATTCCAAGTAGAAGCAGAAGATAATTCAATTTCACTAGAACAATCAATAGTTGACAAACTAGGGAAAAATGATATTATCTGGGAAACAACGGGAATGTTTTCCTCGTTAAATCGAATAACTTATGAGGAGGTTATAGATGATACAAGACCTATACAAAGCAAAAAGGTCCTTGGAGTTGAAGTGGGAACA